CATATGGATATAGTTTTTATATTGATAATGATGATCAATCACATTCTAATCTTAATCACATTTATGCTACAAATGTTAACATTACCAATAATGGAGATAAACTTGATGTATCAAGTCCATTTGCAAAACCATATAAATCTTCTATTACTTATGATGAAGATAGCAAAAATTTTTTGTTTTATTTTGAACCGAAAAATGATAATGATATATACAACGTAAACATTGCCGTATCTAATCAATCTGAATGGGATTATCCTAACTCTGACGGGTGGTACTATCTCCCTATGGACACTTCGGGAGATTTCACGAAAAAAAAACCTTTGCATAGCTCAATCCCTCTGAATGTTATGCGTGACGGCATTATGCGGTATAACAGCAATAAGGATATTGAAGATACTGGCAAGCTTTATTTCTTCCTTATAGCTGCTAAGGGCAAGGGTGATGAAGCGTTATATAAAGATAGATTTTGTGCCGCAAGTTATGAGTATAGCCTTGTTGATACTGTAGATAGTCACAAGAAAGAGCCGTTTGATGAAAAGAAAGATTATGAAAAATTTCCGTCAATTTCTGATTATATAGATACTGATTTTCCTGATATAAGAGATTACGTTAACTTTGATATGTTTCAAGACTTGGACGGCATATCGGACTTTTTAAAGGCGGTTGTTGAATTTCTGTGGAACGCTTTCACAGGCTTTTTCCGTTGGCTGTGGGCGGCACTTAAATTTATATTCTTTAATTTTATTGGTCTGTTTAAATGGCTCGGTGAATGTTTATGGACTATCATTAAAAATATCGGCATTGCACTGTATAATCTTGTTGTCGACTTGAAGAAGCTCGTGACCTATCTTTTTGTACCTAACTCAAAAGATTTGAATGTGGCTATAGAAAGCAAGTTTCCTGCTTATGCAAAGTTGAGAAAAGCTTTTCAGCAGGGTAAGCAATCATCATCAAATTCAGTTACGTTTACACTTTTCGGAAAGGACTTTGATTTTAATATGAACTCCGCTCCAAACGAGCTTAAGAGTGCTCTGTTCAATGCTTCAACTATAGCAATGTACGCTATCTGTATCTATGCGACAATTAAGGCTTTGTTCCGTTGCTTCGGAATACAGCTTCATGAATCAAGTGAAAGTGAGGGAGAATAATGATAACTGCGAAAATAGTAGTGCTGTTCTTTAGTCTGCCGTTCTTTAAGTCATTCTCAATAAGTGATGAAGCTTATTCAGCTCTTAGGGATATGATTTCTTTTCTGTATCAGCTTGACCAATTCTTAAATCTTGAATTGATGTTTGAGAGCATTTTCTATGTTCTCGGACTTCTGCTTGTATCTGCACTTGTGAACTTTGTAAGGGGGCTTTTATAATGTGGTCGGCATTTGCTAATATCAATTGGAAAGCTATGCTTATACCTCTCGCCTTGGGAAGCGTTGTGGTGGGTGTTATCGTGCTTCTTATGCTGTTTGGAACTCCTGTTCTTCATGCTTTCCCTCTATCGGTAAAGGACACTTTCAAGACTATTAGAAAGCGGCTTAAAGGTGAAGAAGTTCCGTTCAATATGTATGGGCTATATCTCTATAACGGCTTAGGCGGTCGAGGTAAAACTATAAGCATGGTGAAACGTGCGCAAGAGGTCAAGAGTAGATTTCCGAAAGTGCTTATCTGTGCTAACTTTCATACGGAAGTGGCTGACAGATTTTTTGATTGTTGGGAAGATATCTTGAACGTTGAGAATATTGACGAAAACGGTGTTAATCAAGGCGTGCTGTTTCTGTTCGATGAAATGCACCTGACTCTTAATTCTCAATCATGGAAAGATGCTCCGGACGAGCTGCTTGAATATATCTCACTGCAAAGGCATTTGCACAAGTGTATATGGGGGTCGGCTCAGGAGTGGAAACGCTGCACAAAGATAATTCGTGAACAGGTCAATTATATCATAGATTGTAAAGCGTATTTTAATTCACGTCTTATCGTCAATAAGTGCTATACAAAAGAAAACTATCTCATTAACGGAGAGCAGGGCAGTGCAGGAACAAGGAAACGTCCGAAAGAATGGAAAGAAACTTTCTGTGCTACTGATGAATTAAGGTCGCTTTATGATACAGAAGAAATCGTTAAGGGGCTGAAAATCGGGCGCACAACTGAGCAAGAGAAAATAGCAAGCAGAATTTTAAAAGCTATACAAGATTGATTCAGCCACGTGCGCACGCTCCTGCGTGCGCCGTGGCGAGCAGCTTGCAAGCTTAGAAATTTGCGGTTATATACTTGATAATAACCGCAAATTTCCGTCAAAAACTAAAATGGCGGTGGGAAAATGGCAAATTTTTATGATTTACCCCCTGAGGTCGTTTTAAAAAATACTAAAACAAAAATCTACGCTGACGGCTCTTCGACAACAACTTATTGCAACAATTACATATTCGTTGACAAAAACCTTGAAGAATATCAGCAAAATCAGAAAATATTACAGCTTAAACGAAAATGGGAGAAATTTGAGAAATCTCAGCATGATGAAGATGTTCAAACAGATATGTTTGAGATAATCAAAAAGCCTGCAAAGGTTTCAAAAGAGGAAAGAGGGGAACGGACAGATATATTAAAGCGTGCAAAAGACAAGGTCTTTGATATAGCCTTTTCAAATGAGTGGGCGTATTTTCTCACTATCACTTTCAATGGTAGTGAATACGATTTTTCTAATGCTGATTTTGTTAAGAAAAAACTTAGGCGGTGGCTTGAAAATCAGGTCAAGCGGAAAGATATGAGATACTTGCTCATTCCTGAAAGGCATAAGAACGGCGGTATACATTGCCACGCTCTTATCAATGATTGCTTTGATGTGGTCGATTCAGGCACAAGGCTCGTAACTGGATATAACAAGCCTGTTACATTAAAGACTATAGAGGAAAAGAACTTGCACGTTAGAAACGTTGTATATAATATCCCTGAATGGAAATACGGCTTCTCCACGGCTATTCCTGTGGAGAATAATTCGGCGGCTCTTGCGTTCTATATCACAAAATATATAACAAAGGGCAATAATAAGATATTCGGCAAGTATTATTGGAGCAGTCGGAATTGTAATCGAGACCCTCAGATTATATACAGTAATACCGATTTTGATAGCGTTTCAAAGTCGGCTATCACAAAACCTTATACCTCTGATCAGTATAAATACAATACAAATGTAAATATTATTCCGAACTTTGAAGAAGTTTCAGCTAGGTTTGATAATATTGCAGATTTCCTTGATTATATTTACTCTGACGAATACCGCAAGGAATATGATGATTATTTTGAAAGGAGTGAACTAAATGAATGATGAAATGCTTATTGCTTTTCAACGTTTTCTATCTGATACTTGCAGGATTAGTTATAATCATTATTTGTCATTGTCTGAAAACGTTCAGCAACAAATACTTGAAAGCTTTTATAATAACGATTGCAATTCTGATATTGTTAGGGCTTTACGTAATACTTCGCCTGCAACTGAATCAAAAAGTTTCCTTGAATATCTCCGCAAGCACAGACTTTCAAGAGCCGTCTTTCATCAGCTTGATAACGTGACAAAGGTAAAAATCTATAACAACTATCATCAGGAAAGGACCTTGGCAAAATGATAATGAGCATTGAAAACATTGACACGGATAAAATATTATTCTGCGACTATATCATAGTATGGAACAATGAAACGTGTTACAGAAAATCTCCGTCAACCTATGACGGCTATGTAGGTATCATAACAAAATACCTTTACCCCTATTTCAAGAACAAAGGACTTAGGCTTGTTGATGTCAAGCCTATGCACATAGAGGGCTATCAAAGGCACATACTGCATGATACAAGGCTTTCTGTGAATACGCTCCGTAAACATCATGAAGTCATGCGTGCGTGTCTGAATTACGCATATAAGAACGATTTTATAAGCAAAAATCCTTACACGGCTTTTTCACTTCCTCGAAAGGTGGAAAATGAAATGTCATATTATACAGAAGAACAGCTCTTGAAACTCCTTCGTGTAGCTTATGGTACTCAGATAGAAAGCTTTGTGTATCTCGCCGTGTGGTTTGGACTTCGCAAGTCTGAGATACTCGGTTTGCGTTGGGAGAATGTTGATTTCCTCGGGCGTTGTCTTTATATCCGTGAAACAAGAACGAGGATAAAAGACTATAAGTCAGGGCATTGGGTCGAAAGTCAAAACAAGAGAATGAAAACAGTTAAATCACGTCGTGAGTTTCCTCTAAGTGATGAACAACTTGACTACTTGCATAAGTTTTATAGCAGACAAGCTCCACTGTGCAAGGCAAGGAATTATGTGTGCGTGAACGCTGAGGGTGTACCGCTTCACTATGATTATGTACTGCACGCCTTTCAAGACTTGCTCCGCAAGAACGATTTGCCTAAAATTCGCATACATGACCTTAGACACAGCAATGCAACGCTTATGCTTAATAGCGGTTTCAGTATGAAAGAGGTTTCGGAGTGGCTCGGTCACAGTACATACAAGCTTACTGCTGATACATATACTCATGTATCGGTTGAGAATAAAGCTCAGATGTCGAAAACGATAGGCTATAAGCTTTCACCTTATAAGGGTGATAACTTATGAGGGTAGCACTTACGGCTTATTCAGGGGTGTTTCTGCTTTATGTGAGCTATGTTCTTGAAATGATTATTGAGAATTTTGAAAGGAATGTTGAAAATGAAAGAATTTAATTTTTGGTGCAAGGAAAATACTGATTTCGGTAAGTGTGATAATAAGAAATGCGGTTTTTTTGAGTGCGGCTGTTATGGTTACTGTGATGAATGTGTTTATCATTTTACGGATTCAACTATTTGTGAAAATTGTTCCGCTCCTCAATTTATGAGAGATTATGCAAAACAGCAGGAAAATGACTAATAAAAAAATGCAGGGGCTTAATGCTCCTGCATATCTTTTTCGAGTAGTTCAATTATAAGAGCGTTCAGGCTTTTGCCTTGCCGTTCTGCATGGGCTTTGTATTCTTCTCGTTTGCCCTTTGGCATTCGCAAAGATACTTGGTCATATGCTTTTGAAATGTATTTGCTTGTGGCTTTCTTTTGTGCTTCGCTTACCATGTTATCACCCCTTTGCTCTATTATACCATATAATTATAATGCTATCAATATACAATTTCAACATATAATGCTAGCAAATTTCATGCAAAATGCCTATTGATATATTGCTAGCAATATGGTATAATGTATACAGACAAAGGGAAAGCGGATAACCCATAAACCGCAGAAAGGGTGTTTAAAATGAAAAAACTTATTTTATATCGTGTTGATTTTGACATTAAAAAATTCGGTGAACATCATTATTTTTACTACTGCTACGCTCACAATGCAAAGCAGGCTCGTTCATTTGCTGAAAATGAATGGTATTCTTATAATGCGTCACATATGTTTCATATTTCTGTTTCTCGTGAGCTTAACAGCTCTATTGTATATAATCTTTGTAACTTTTATCTTGTTCGTGATTATTAACAGTTCTAGGGGTTGACTGTTTCAGCCTCACCCCATTAATCAAATATGAAAGGATTGCTAAAAATGACTATTTCAAACTACTATGTTCGTGAGTATCTTCACCTTTATCGTGAATATCGTGAAGTAATTAATATATTTGATGCTTTTCTTTTGTATGGGAAAATAGAATACACCCTCGGTGAGCTGCGGAGAGATCTTTCTCTTGATTATCAATTTCACTGTGCCCTTCATGATAGGCTCTTTGAGCTTTCTTGCCGTACTTGTGAAAAGTTCGGCGTACTTAATTCTCAGAATAATTTCTGATTATTATTCGTGTAAATAAAATAAAGAGAAGCCTTTTTTCAAGACTTCTCTTTGTTGGTTGCGGGAGCTGGATTTGAACCAACGACCTTCGGGTTATGAGCCCGACGAGCTACCGAACTGCTCCATCCCGCGATATTCTACTGTTTTTTACTGCTCTCTCCTGAGTGCTTATTTATTATATCACAAATGAAAGTGAATGTCAATACCTTTTTTGCAATTTTTTTATTTTGACTGAAAACTCTTGACTATTGTATCCAAATCGGGTATAATATATACGATATCGGGGTGTGGCGCAGATTGGTAGCGCGCTACCTTGGGGTGGTAGAGGTCGTCGGTTCAAATCCGGTCACTCCGACCAATATGTAAAAACGGCTTTCCGCTATTGTAGAGAGCCGTTTTTTAGTTGAATAGAACTAAAGATTTTCAAATGCACCTTGACGAATACGAAGAAGAAAATCAAAATAATCAACATCAGTAAAAAGACCAACAGAGTAATAAGCAGATAAAGAAGCAAGAGCTTCCTTAAAAGTAATCACATCAGCAGAAAGATATGATATTTGTTTATCCATGCGTTCCTTAGCAATACCTCTCGTTTGTTCAAATGTCATTTTCAACAATCCTTTCAAATTTAATTAATGGGGTGGGGCTGAAACAGTCAACCCCCTAGAACTGATTAAATCATTCTTTTATCATTTCGTAAACTTGAATTTTTGAGCCAGGGAACTCTTTACAGTGCCGTCTGCAAATCTGTTTCGCCTCATTCAAGTCATATGCAAATCCTATTTCAATATTGTGATAAGGATCTGTAACATCATAGATTAAATAAAATTTTTCTCCAACATCAATGTAATTAATAACGCTGCCATTCTTTATATTTTTCATTTTTCATTTCTCCTTGACATTTATCATTTAATGTGTTATACTCGGATTTACAAAGCGGAGGATATCCGATTTTGTGTGTGAATATGTAGTCGGTGTATTTTGACAGATTGCCGACTACATTTTTTTATGCTTCTTCAAGCATTTGTTTGAGTTCGTTAATCAGCTTTGATAAAGCTTCATATTCGCAATCAGCATGAATGTTCAGAGCCTTGTCTATTATAATTCTAAGCTGTTCACGCTTTGCATACTTTATCGCAAGTTCTGTAGCTGTAGGCATGTTCTGCATTATCCTCACTCCTTTCAATTTCCTCCGCTGTGAAAGTTCCCTTTATCTCTTTCACTATATATATTATAGCATATCGGGTACAATATATCAATTGATAAAATAAACAAATATATAGGGTACATATTGTGCATTATGTATATTGTACACATATATAAAATGTAGTATAATATCAGTAAAGGCGGTGATATTATGGCATATTCAGAAGCACAAAAAAAAGCAACTGCAAAGTACATGAAAAATAAGCTTGACGATATCAAGGTACGAGTGCCAAAAGGAAAGCGTGAAGTCTACAAAGCCCATGCAGAACGCAAGGGCAAGAGCCTGAACGCACTTATAATTGAACTACTCGAAAAGGATATGCAGGAAGAAGATTAATCTTCTTCCTGCTTTTGCATATAGCGAACGACAGGAGCAGACAGCAAGACTTGTGCATAGTTACTCAGATGTCGAACGTGTAGCCCATTCGTTCAAAAGTTCTGCCCACAGCGAGTTCGACTTTACCACCCGAATGCTTTTGAACGAAAAAAAGAAGCAAAAAACATACACAAGTAAATATTAATCATCATAACAAGGTACAGAGCAATTCTCACAAGCAGGAGAATCTGTAAGATAAAATATACATTCCTCACAGTGGGCATAACAGCAACAGTTATCATAATCGCATAGCTTATTGGCACATTCGCCATGATCAGTATTTTCTTTACACCAAAAATTAAACTCTTTCATTTTAAAAACTCCTTTATTCAAATTTGAGATTATTCACAGCTTTGCACATTTGGTTAAAATTGCTATGTACATAACGCTGGGTAGTTGTTATATCAACGTGTCCGAGCAATGCTCTGAGAGTTTCGATATCTGCACCGCACTGAATAAGATACGTTGCATAGCTATGTCTAAGCTTGTGCGGGGTGAGATACTGTAAATCAGGGTACTTTGTTTTCTGTTGCTCATAGAACGCTCTGTAAAGCCTGTTATAACGTCTAAGGGATATAACTGTATGTGTTATAGGTGAAACAAACAGAAAGCCGTCTGAGACGTCCTGAGAGCGTATCTGATTAAGTATAGCAATAGCATTACTATGCAAAGGGATAAGCCTATCACGGCGAGATTTTGTGGTCTGTACAATCCTATCACCGCATGAAGTATGTACGAGTGTCTGACAGACTTTAAGATATCTGTTATCAAGGTCAATGTTATCCCAACTAAGGGCGAGAAGTTCGCCACGACGTAAGCCTGTCCACAAGTCAAGCTGAAACATTCTGCAAACTCTACTATCATCATCAAAAAGGTGTACGAGATTATCGGGGCTGAAATATTCAGCTTCTTTTTTTATACGTTTTGGAGGTTTAACATAATCGCAAGGGTTTTTGTCACAATAACCATTAACTATAGCTTCACGGAATACACGTTTAAGTAAGAAATATGAACGTCTTTGACGGTCATTACTGTAAGATAGGGTGGATTTAAGACATTTCTGAATATCAATAGGCTTTACGCTCAGAAGCTCCATATCGGCTATATAACCAAAGTGTTTTTGATTTATATAGTAATAGTCCTTATAGCAATCATAGGCTATCACATCAACGCAGTATGCGTTATAGAACATCTCAAACCATTCTTTAAAAATCATAGGACATCATCATTTCCATTCTCTTTAAGATATTGAAGTATATCATTGCAGTTCTTTTCGACCTGACTTGAAAAGGTGAAACTACTTTCATACTGATAACAGACATTAGCACGAGGGGGAGAAACTATCGGTAAATCGTCATTAAATTCTGAATTGCAATAAATCTCTTTAGTTTTACGGACAATGTTCTTGCTACTCCAAAAGAACTTGCCAAAAATCTTTTTTACGTCCTTTGTTATGTACTTAGTGACATAGAAAGCTAAGTTTGACATCTGACCGTAAGTTTGAATAGCGGTTGAAAATCCATATTTCCAATCAGAAACATTATACACAACAGGCAAATCAGATATATCACAGCCGAGTTTATCACATATATGCAGACGCTTTATAGTATCTATTTTAAGGGGCTTGTCATGACCCTTAACAAGACGTGTACCACTATCTACGAACTTAAAGTCACAATCGTTTATAAGAGCGTGGCAATGAATACCGCCTTTTTTGTGATACTCAGGAACTAAGATATATTTAAGCCCTTTTCTACTAACTGCATTTTCAAGCCATTTTTTCAAAGGCTTTATGACTTCTTTAGGATTTGTGCGGTCAAGGTTATCACCATTAAAGGTAATAGTAAGGAAGTATTTCCAATCATTTTGATAAACTATATCAAAGATACTTTGCTTTGCTCTTTGAACACTATCGGAACGAACTTCACCGCTTTGTGACTGCTTATCTTTAAACTTACGAGTATCAAGCATATCAAACATTATGTTTCCGTTTTCGTCCTCATACTCAAAATAACATATGTAATTTTCACGAGCCGTTTTAAGTTGCTCTTGTCTTGAACGTTCGTCAATACTATGCTCATGCTTGCAGTGATACTCAAATGCAGGGTCTTTAAATATATGTCGGTCAGAACGTGTTATAGTGTAACTGCCGTCACGATATTCCTTTATCTTTGTATTGCACTTGACCTCTTTAGAGGACGTTTTTAGGGGCATTTATATCAACTCCCATTTATTAGGTGAGTGCTTTTTGTGGCTAATATCAAGTAATAGCCACACGCACCGCAGGGCGGCGCAAGCGCTCGCCCCTGCGGTCGCTCGTGGCTATACGCCACGCCTTTTTCGCAGGCTTCTACTTGTCTTTCTATCGTGCATTATGTCACTTGTGACATCTACACCACGATTAGCAAGTATTTCCGTGTCGCTGATATACTCCTTATCAAGCATATTATCTACAAGCTGAGAAGTATCATATAGCTGTCGGCTCTGATTAGACTGCAAATACAAACGGCTGTAAAGCTTTTTCGGCATATATGACTTATTTTCCGTATACGCTTCATACTCGTCTATATCATAGGTCTTGACCTTGATAAGGCGTGTATAAGGGTGACGGAATGAAGCACGGCACGTTGACACTGTAGCCGTTATATCTCGTATCTGCTTATCAAGAAGATTGAAGCGTTGAACTGTAGCAAGTATCATCATTTTGCGCTTTCTGCACTGGCAGAGGTGTTGAAAAAGCGGTTTAGGAACGGCTCTTTTACCACCTGAGAAATCACGAGAATTAAAGATAGTACCTATCTCATCAATCACCACAATGCAATTTTTAGGAGCGTGCAGGATATCTTGTGCTGAATTAAGCTTATATATATTCGTCCACTCAGGGAAGTTTTGAAGATTGATATTTGTAAGTATCGACAACTGAGGATAACGAACGCAATAGTTATATGCTATCTGAGCAAGGGTTGACGTTTTACCAGTGCCGAATTTACCGGTATAGAGGTGTATGCCCCAACCTTGAAAAATAGCGGAATAATTGAAGTATGCACCGAAAAGGTGGTCATACACCTCATAGGTGATAAAGGGCGGTATTTGTTTTATGTAATCAAATAGTATCATAACATTAATCCTTTCTAAAATAATCAACAAGATGATAAACAGAAAAAATAAAATGATGTATAATAATCTCCAAAAGAAAAGAAAAAACAAATCCAAATAAAGCAGTTTGTTTAGGAGTAGTAAAGGGATATGAAACAATACTATTAAAAGTAATTACATGAAAAATTATAAAGGGAGCAATGAAAAACCAAGTATCAAGCATACAACACATAAAGTTAATTATATGAAATAGTTTTCTATTCATGTAACACCTCACACCGCACTTGCACAACGTGTCATGCGTATCATCACATTATAAAAGAACTTGCAGAAGATACAGAGCATAACCACAGCGAATATAAATGCCATGCCGAGGAGCAAAGCATCATATCTATTCATGACTTCTTGCGAGAGATCACAGCCCATTGACTTCAAAAGCTGAAAAAATGGATTATTTTCATCAAACACTATGTGTACTTTCATTATCGTTCACCTCACTATCATTAGTTTCAACCGCAGGAACGGCTTTTATTTCAACATCTTCACCAAACATAAGATATTCTATAAGCTGTTTTCTGTTTCCGCTGAACTCATGTTCAGCTTTAAAGTTTCTAAGGTCAGTGAAGAAACCTATAACACCGCTTAAAGTACAAACCAAAAAGCAAACAACGAGTATAAACAAAACCAAATTAAGCATTTTTCTACCTCCTAACGAGCCATACAAGTGAAAGGACCATAAGAGCAACGAGGACAACTAAAACAATATTTACTAACATAATAAACCTACTTTCTAAGCATAAAATATAATAACGTCAAGCTGATTGATAAAAGCATACCGCCTATAATAGCCGAGCCGAGAGTAAAACTGTATTTTCCAAATGGAAACGTATAAGACATACAGTTCATCAGGAATTTAAAAACTAATTCAATACAATGTATTATATCCATAATTCACCTCACGTAGGTAAAACAAGCTTGATAAGCGCAATAGCTAAGAACAGCACAAACCATGCAGAAAACACAGCATAAAACCATGAGGGCAAGCAAGAAAGTGCGGCGGTAAGAAAGTCCCAATATGTGCCCGTTGTACTAAATATAGATTTTATATCCGTGAAATCAACAGAGCCAAAATTAGCATTAATTTTCTTTTTATCAAGATACTTGTTATAATCATCAGGTTGCATATATGAACCATCATTTATAACACCGTCTGAACCTTTGGCAAGGTCAACGTCAGTAACCTTTGAAGGCGGTATATTACACAAGTCTTTGAGCTTTGTAGTCGAGGGATTATAAGTATTTCCGTCCTTATCTTTATATACTTTTGGTACATAATCAGGAAACTTCTCATAAGAGAAAGAATCTGAAATAACAGAATAAACACGATAAGCCTTGAATGTTTCGGGCTTGCCTGTTTCTTCATCAACGGACTTTACAAAATCATCAATCTTCTCACACGTCTTAAGGTTTGTAAAATCTTCTTGATAGGCATACGAGCCGAGCCACGTTGAAGAATTTGTATCTTCTGTTTTTTCACCATTCTGAGGAGTAACATGACCGTTATTCTTTACAAATACACCGATAACATTAACATAAAGCTTGCTATCATCAGTAAGACCATGTGTTTTATAATCAATAGAAGTGAGGTCAAAAGATACAGTAAGCTTGCCGTCACGAGGAATAGTATAAATAGGTGTTCGGCCTTGATATAATGTTAAATACGGCTCAAAAGTATCAACAGTATCATTACTATTCAAATCGTCAGAAGAAGAGCCGTCAGACTTAATTTTTTCATCATCTTGACCCTTGTAGTAATTACCGTCATGGTTCATTGCATAAAGCACAACATCTTCATCAAAGAAACGTTGCAAATCATCACCAGCGTTAAGAAGATTTTTTGAAAGACAACATAAAACGGCATAAGTACCAGAGCCGTAAGATTTTCCTAAGTCTTTTTCATTGAACGTTTTTAAAAACTCAGGTGTAAGCTTTATATCAAGGTTTATATTATTATTTTCAGCCGCTACAAGTCCATTTTCATCAGCATTAGCACCGCCTTTTGACGGATAATAAATTTTATTTTGCATATTCAATGAAAGTTCGGGGGTATATGTCACAGTAAACGGAGCAGGAACAGCGTTAGGGTCAGTAGGTGTTATATCATCGCCGTTGTTAGTTATTTTAATATTAGATTTAAAGATGTGATTAGGATAAGAATGTGATTGTTCATCATCATCAACATATAAAGAAAAAGAAGATACATCAACATTAGCACGATATTCTAAAGCATCTATGTCAGAGTTACCATAGTTAGAAACACGAGCATTAATAAAAGAAATAGTAAAAGATGATGAATAGCGACCATGTGTAAGAATTAATGTATCATTAACCAAAATATCATCAGGAATAAAGAAAATGTAATACCACCAATAATATTGTGAACTATCCTCAGAATATGTCATAATATAATGAGAATTTTCAATATCAATATTGTTATTTTTTGCATAGTCAATCATTTGTGAAAATCGTTTCTCACGATTAACGTTACTAGACGAAACGACACTGCTAACGTCATCAGCGAATGCAGGAACGGCACAGCATATCATCACAACAAGTGCAGAGAACATACACAACACTTGCTTAAAATTTTTCTTCAATTTATCAACTTCCTTTCAAAAAAATTAAGCGGAGCAATTTGAATTACTCCGCTTATGTAAATGGTTTTGCTTATACAGCGTGTCTGAACTTTGCGAAAAGTCCTGCACCTGAGCCGAGAAGAGACAGACCTACAAGAATTGCAATAGGTACATTGCTTGTCATAGCGTCCCAACAAGAACCAAAAACAGTAACGGCATTACTAAGCATTGTTGTTACAGCTTCCATTATTAGCAAAACTCCTTTCTTATTAAATTTTTATAACAGCGGTTTCACCGCTTATTATTTTGTGTTGCGGTGAAGTGTTCCGTCTGCATTGATAACGGTAATATCAACAAGCTGAGAACGTCCGTTGAATATCTGATAGTTCAGCATAACATCACAGCCGAGAAGCTTATTGAAATCTTCCGAATTTCCGTTAAGTCTGATTGCATTTTCGGTCGGTATTTTCAGAGTATCGACCATTTTACCATGACAGTCAGGGTTATCAACTTCCTGAAGAAGCTGGAATACTACCTTTTCGGGGCTGTTAATCTGCTTGCCCTCGATTACTCCGTTAAATGCTTTCTTTTTTGTCCAGCCTACAATCGTTGTTTTCATGTTTTTTTCCTTTCTGAGGTTTTTCGGCTTTTCCTCGTGCCTTTTCCTTTGTGTTTCTTTTTCGTGTCCCTTTTGCCCCTGCTGGCGCTGGGGCGGAACGGCAAGCGACTTCATTCGCTTTGCTCATGAATTCCATTGCCTATTTTTTTAACTTAAATTTCTTTTCGCTTCACTCAAATAAATTTAATTTAAAAAAATTCCATGGGACACTTACGTTAACTAAATATATACCATTGTGATACCACTTTGATATTGATTAAATGATACCACAATGATACCAATATGTCAATATAAAAAGTTACCAAAATGATACTAGATTTTTTGTGAAATTTGTGGTACTATAATGGTATGGAGGTGATAAAATGGAAACAACAAGCTTTATGTTAAGAATTTCTGATGAATTAAACAATAAACTTGTTGAAATTGCCAAAAGCGAGGGAAGAAGTAAAAATAAGCAGATTGAATACATACTAAAAAAGTATGTAGAAAGTTATCAAGAGAACAACGGAAAAATTAACATAAATCAAAACAACAACAATAATGCAGTAGTAAAAATAAAGGGAAAATAAATGTTTGGTTTAGACAAGACTTTAGCATATATACTTATAGGACGAATTATCATAGATGCGTTAATCTTTTTGCTTATTATTTATCTAATCTGCAAATTTCTTGACCTTTGCAAAACTTTTAATGATCTTTCAAAGAGAAACAAGGAACAGACGGAACTATTGAAACAGCAAAATGAAACGCTTGTGAAGCTAGGGCAAATCATCATCAAGATAAACCAAGACAAAGACGGATAACAAATCACAATCCACACTTCAAGCCGTCGCCTAATCGGCGAGAATACAAAATGCTAACCACTACGGAATAATGTTGAGAAGCGGTGCTTGTTTGTCACTCCGATATAACACAATCAGAACAAAGGGAACGCAAAGCCTTACGACAGTGTGCAGACCTGCACCCCAGAGGTGGGCGCGTGGCGATGTCACACAAAGTTTTTAACTGCGTTCAAAACTTTGGCGACCGCCACTCAGGCAGGGGGCAGGCAGGGCGCACAGCACAGCTTTATGCGCCCTGCACCCTCAACATTTAATGCTTCGGACATAAAAAAACACCCTACGCACTTCGTGCGTGGGCTTGCGTGGGCTTGGGGTGGTAGAGGTCGCCTGTTCAAATCAGGTCACTCCGACCAAAAGCCCTCGGTGCGGTTGTTAAATTAATTATCTAATTGTATCTTATCGACCGCCTGTCGGCGTAAATCATCATAACTATGCAAATAAATATTTGTGGTGTCAAGCTTTGTGTGTCCGAGTAAGTCGGCAACTGTCTTGACATCCGTTCCGTTAGCGGTCAGCAGACTTGCGAACGTGTGACGGAACTTGTGCGGTGTAAGGTGCGGTAAGCCGTCAGCGTGGGTCTTTTTCCATTCCTCATTCTTGCGAATGAACATTGTGTTATACTCCTCGTGGTAACGGCGAGGGCTGAGAAAGTTCTTTGAGCGTGGATTGCCAAACACAAAATCACAGGTAACAGGCAGTGAAAGAAGAAGTTTATAAGCCGTTTCGTTAAGTTCCACATAGCGGAATTTGTGATTTTTCGTGTCATTCACGAGCCTTGCACAGCCTTTAAGCACAACTACAGTTTGACATACAAAGATACGGCGTGATTTAAGGTCAACGTTTTCCCAGCGCAAGGCAAGTATTTCCTCACGGCGTAGACCTGTTAAGCACTCAAAGCGGAACATCTTAATAATAGTGCTATCGCCCGAAGTCAGAAAAGCGGCTTGCTCCGCCGTAAATGAAAGCTGTTGCACAGTTTCAGGGCGTTTTCTGCACCGCCTAAGTTCAAAGGCTGAAAGGTCAATGGACGTGTAACGGCAGGCATAAGCATAACGCATGATACGTTTAAGAACACTGCGGAGTTTTTTCACTCTGTCAATGCAGTATGTATCATCACATATCTTGATAAGGTTATTGAGGTCAGAAAGACCGATTTCTGAAAGTTCCTTGCCGTTAATCGGCTTGCAATTCTGCTCTATCACATAATCAGTTTGCTCAGGATAGCGGACAACGCCCTCTAAATAAGAGGGGCGAAAGTCCTTGTAATAAAATTCTTTAAATTTCATAGTGATTACTTCCTTTCGAGGGGTTGTAATATAGGGTGTAGTCATTCCATGTATTGGCGTACATGGTTTATAATGGCTACACTCTTTTTGCTGTTATAATGCGTGTGGACGGCTGAAAAGCCCTCTTAAATGCGTTGTAGCGGTGTTCTGCTTTGTACTCTGCAAGAAACAGCCTGAGGAGCGTATCACGCTCAGCAGGGCAACACAGATAAACAATCCTTTTATCCTCTCCTTTCTCCTTGCCTATCGTGCCACAGAGCCACAAATAGAACAGGTTGATTTCTTCCTTGCAAATTTCTTTTTGCTTCATGGTGTACCTCCTAATTTATTTATACCATATTTTTACGGCGTTGTAAAATTGCCGTTTTCTTACATTAAATATTTTTACTTTATTTTGTTTGGCTTGTTTTGCTTTTTCGGATTTGGCGTTGGCTTTTACGTTGGTTTTTCTTTATCGTGTCACTTATGCCACGGCTGACGCTGTGGCGGAACGGCAAGCGACCCTGTTCACTGCGTTCACAAGTTCCATTGCCTAAATTTTTAACTTCTTACAGTCGCTTTGCTCCTTTCAGAATTTAAAAATTTTCCTCGTGACACTAACTTTACGATTTATTTTCAACAAATTTTGAAGTCAAGCCGTCCATAAGTGTGAACAATCCCATTTGTGAAACCTCGTGACGAACGTGTGAACACTGCTCACGGATAGCGTGACTATCACAATGAAGGTCAAAATCAACGTTGTATTTACAATAAAATGTACCGCTGTTATTCTCGGCAGGATATTTGAAACAATACACTATATCATCAATACGCCTTGTAAGCTGTTCAAGCTTGTCTATGCCGTCATTACGTTCAGCCGCCTTTTGATATAGTTCAGTAGGCAGGAACGGAGAAGTTATATATACTTCCGTCCATAACGTCATTTTATTGCTATAACGTGCCGACACTTGCGAGCGGTACTTGTCAAGAAGGGTGAGCAAATAGCTGTATGAGATACGCCCTCGAAACTCGTCAAGTATTAATATCGGCTCTCCTTGGTAGCCGTCAAAAGGGTGGTCATAGTCGGTCACACGATAGATATTTACATCACCATGTTTTTCACATAGTTCAATGTATGTGTACGATTTTCCGCACCCTGTACCACCAAACAGCCAATGTACTTTAACATCACGTTCGGGCGGTGTGTTGTCCTTGCGATACAAATAGAATAATTCTTCTGTTGCAGTTTTGGACTTGATAGCCTGCGGATATTGCCTATATATATCGTTCGGAGTTTGTCCACTATAAATAAGGTCACGGATATCAGACATTGAAATCAAATCGTTACGCTTGCCTTGACAGCCTTTAATCTCACCAACCTGCGATTTTGCTATAATTTTTTCGCCCTTTTCCTCGAACTTGCCGACCTTGTTTATATAGTCCTCGACTTGCTTTTTGTTTCCTTTGGTTATCTCAATATGTACTTTAGGAAAAAGCTTTTTCAAGGCAGACAGTGGACGGAAAGTCTTTTCACTTTCAAAAACGCAATGCAAGTGTTCAAGACCGAGGGCGGACACGCAGAATAAAACCGCTCCTGTTCGCTTATCATCATCACCGACCCACTTATTAAGAACATCATCACATATCTGCTGTTCTGTCAACGAATGATACTCCGTAGGTTCTTGCTTTAATATAACCGCCTTGCCGTTCTCGTCTTTGATTATATCACCCTCTTCATTGTGCTTGTATGTAATATCGTAGCGAGGGTTATTTATAACGCAGAACGCAGAGCGGCAATTAAATTCCGCCATATATAGAAACACCACCTTATTTTGTATCAGAAGTTGTCACAAAATTTTGTGACATAGGGAAACACGCATTTACGCTGTTTGAACTGCTTTGTATCATGTATCAGAAGTCGGGGGTAATACTATACCCCGACTTCGTCCGAGAGGTTGAGAAATTCCAAAAGAAAAACCCAACAAGTGAAAGAGCTGCACGTTCGTGCAGTTTTCGGCTCTTTACCTTTGTCTAAGTCGAAAGTTCGTAAGCCGAAAATCTCCAAAGCCGACGGCTTCGACGTCACGGACGTCTGAGGCGGTCGCAGACCGACCGCCCCGCAAGAGCGGGGTTATGCTAAGAAGAACATAAGCAGGTATTGACAAAGGGAAAGTTGTTCTCCCTATCAAAGTTTCGAGATTTAATCGTCATCATCGTTCCAAAAAAGAAAAAATATTAACCAAGGAACGCCGAAGCTTAAAATAAAAGTTGTAAACATACTATCACCTCATTTCGTTTAAATTTGTGGGGTGGGGCTGAAACAGTCAACCCCCTAGAACTGTTAAAATTCAAAAAAACGATAGAATGTACAAAGATTGCAAACAAGTAAGCGATCATTATCACGAGAAACAGCTATACGAAACATATGTGACGTATTATAAGAATACCAAGCATTTTCAGCAAATGAGCGAGCTTCTTTAGCATTATGAGCGTAGCAATAGTAAAAATAATGATGTTCACCGAATTTTTTAATATAAAATTTAACACGATATAGTACAAGTTTTTTCATTTTAAACACCCTTTCTGCGGTTTGTGGGTTATCCGCTTTCCCTTTGTCTGTATTAAGTATACACTATATCTAGTCCATATGCAATGGATATAGTGTAAAGTATTTATTAAATAATTATTAACTGGATATAGTGTATATTGTGGTTGACAAATTACAATAGATATAGTATAATGTAAAAAAGGTGGTGAGGTAATGGCGGTATCAGAAGCCAAGAAGAAAGCTAATGCAAAATGGAACGCAGAAAATCTCGAAAAAATACAGTTTTATGCTCCAAAGGGGTTTAATCAGATGATAAATGACCGAGCAAAAGAGCTTGGTTTATCAAAAGCAGGATATCTCAAAAAGGTTATCACTGATGAGATAAAATCCGCAGAGGACAGCCACATTGTAATAAAGACACATACAGACGAGGGGTGAGAACATGGGTTTAATTGAAATGAGTGAAACAGCTGTTGCAACGGCTGTTGTGATAGCAATAGTTGCTATCATAATCAACATAATATTGTTTGTTGCGATAATCTGCACGGCAGGCAACACAGAAAAGACATACAAGGAATTACAGGAAACCAACAAGCGACTTGAAATGATGAACAAGAACTTGTTAGACACTAATATGATACTGATTAATAGATTTAGTCAGGGCAATAATTACAACAATAACGACAACAACAACAACTCGCAGTGAGCCTAACGGCAACCACTGCGAGTTGTTTCATTTACCAAGCATTTTTCCGCTTACGAATAGATTTCTTTTGCTTTCGGTCAAGTGGCTGTGTGTTAGGCTCTATGCCCTCACGATTGGCGAGTATTTCTTCATCAGACAAATACTCTTTTTGTAACATATTCGTGACAAGCTGTGATGTATCGTAGAGCTGACGGCGTTTATTTGTCTGTAGATACGTTCTATTGTACATCTGAGCAGGCGTATAAGCCTTATTTTCAGAATATAACTCGTATTCTTCAATGTCATATGTGTAACCTGTCTGTATACGGCAGAATGGGTGCTTGAAATGCGTATGGCAAGCGGTAACGTCTGCGGTGATGTCCCTTATTTGTTTGTCAAGCAAGTTGAAACGTTGTACTGTTGCATATATCATCATACGCCGTTTACGGCATTGGCAAAGGTGCTGAAATAACGGTTTAGGAACGGCACATTTACCGCCCGAAAAGTCACGGCTATTAAATATAGTACCTATTTCATCAATAAGTACAAGCGTGTTTTTAGGGGCGTTGAGTATATCTTGTGCAGTGTTCAAGGGAAGTATCTCCGTATAGTCGGGAAAGTTTTTGATATTAATATTTGTCAAGATATGAAGTTGCGGATATTTGCGACAGAGTTCATAAGCTTCGGCGACCATGAGAGAAGTTTTTTCTGCACCGAATTTGCCGACAAATAAGTGTATACCCCAACCGTTGAAAATCTGCGACCAATTAAAATATAAGGCTGTAGCCTTATCATAGGCAGTATAAGCCGCCAAGGACGGCAGACGAACGAAATAATCTAATAAAATCATAAGCTACCTCCGAGGGTTGAAGAAACGTATCATAGCATTATAAAGCATTTTCCAAAGTAGGAAAAGCATTAAACAGGCGAACACAAATTCAATGCACAGCACACCGAATTGTTTCCACGTTTTAATAACGTCAATAGCGGCTAAGTCACAGCCGAGGAGTTTTAAAAGCTGATAGCAAGCGTTTTGAACATCATATAACACATTTACCACCCCACTTTCTCAGGCTCTTGCTTGTCGCTCTGTGGCGTGTTCTGTGGCTGTTCAGCCGATTGCTTTTTTAACTCCTGTTCCTCGTATAGTGCTTCTATAAGCCGTTTACGAGGGAGCGACAAGTCTTTATCAGATTTAAAGGCGTGCAAGTCCATAAAGAACGCCACCACGCCAAGAACTGCACTGATAGCAAGAATTACTATCAGTGACAGGACGAATAATTTTAATATTGAAACCATTTTAACAACTCCTTATGTATTGTGGAAAAGATATTTTAGCAGAGCAACGGAGCAGGATATAACAAACAATCCGATAATCATTGCACCTACTGTGAAACTAAATTCACCAAAACGAATACGCAAACACATTAAGTGTTGAATTGAAACAAAAAGCGACTTCATAAGTGAAAACCAATCCATTTTGCACCCCCTATTTCAAGACCCATTTAACAACGCATATTGCTAACATGACAACAAAGAAAGAGATAAGGATAGTTAAAAACGTTGTGGGCAAAATGCCGATACTTGCAGTTAAGAACTTGAAAAAGTCGGACGAGCCGTCAAACACTGATTTAATGCTGTCAAGTCCGAAATCAACAGAACCGAAATTTTTATCAAGATTTTTTTGTTCCTCATACTTCTCGAAATCGTCAGGAGCAAGACCGCTTTCTCCGTTTTTATCCATATCATAATCATACATATAATCAGGGGTCAACTTCTTATCAAGATAATCAGTAAACGGCTTGTTTGTATCCATTTCAGCACCATTCTTGAAGATTTTCGGCTTATATTCTGGATAATCTTTGTAATTAAATGCCGTTGACGTTACACAATAGTAATCAGGCATTACAACGTCTGTTCCCTCGCCTGTTTCGGGGTCAGCATTTACTGTTACAATCTGCTTTGTATTCAAAGAACCTTGATTGCACAAATAACCTTGATTGTCAAGGTCGAAGTAATCAGGGGTAGGAACTGAAAGAGAGGTCAAGCGACCATATACCACGATATAAAGCTTTGTATCGGCTGTGAACTGTGAACTATCAAGATTTTCAAGATTGATAGTAACATTCTTGACCGTGCCACCCTTGCCAATAATGTAGCCAGCATTTATGCCCTCTGCCTTTATCCATTCCGTAGGCTCTTTGTTATCGTCCGTAACATCATCAACAACGCCGCTTGTAGTATACATATATTTACCATAGTCCAACGAGGTATAAACAGCGTTTTTAACGCTCTTCTCATACGAGGACATCTCAGGGGGCGAAGTAGTGATATAACATACAAATTCATATGTATAATCTTTGAGTTCGTCATAGCTGTCACGGAGTTTTATAAATTCGTCCGTCAGTGTGACACGGACATTAAGACCATTGCTTTCTATTTCCTGTCCGTTGTTGCTTGCACCCGGAGCGACAAGTGTTCCCTTACGGCTCATGCCCTCAGAGAGAGAGGGGGAATAATCGACAGTAAAGGGAACTGGTGGAGCATTAGGGTCAGAATAAATAGGTGCATCGCCTTCATAAACTGGTAAATCAGAAAAGATAATTTTGAAGTCTTTAATATCACCATAAACGATAGAACCATAACTAACTTCACGGGTACAAGAATTTTCCTTAAAACGATGAACAAATGAATCAACAAATGTTCCATCTGTAGAAACAGTTCTATCAGAAGAATTATAAAAAATTTTAGACGATTGCGAAACAACGAAACATTGAAAAAATGAAAAAGAACTATCAGTAGGTTTATAGGATATAACCATATAGGAATATTCGGAATGAGGATAGGTATTTTCTAGTTGTGAAAAAATATGTTCAGTAAAAACAGAATCAGAATCATCAGCGAACGCAGGAACGGCAGAAAATACACAGCATATCATACACAGAATAGCGGACAAAACAGCGGTAAACCGCCGTAATTTAAATTTCATATATTGTTTTCTCCTTTCTATAAATAAAAATGCGGAGCGGATTGACCGCCCCGCACAAGCGAGATATACGGCTTACTTATGTGTAAGCTTTCTGATAACGCCGATTGCAACGCCGAGGAGCGATGCACCTACAAAGACCATAACAAGCGGATTGCTTGTCATAAGTGTCCAAACCTGTGACACAAGGTCAGTAATAGTTGATACACCCGAAGTAATAGCACTTGTTTCACCTGCAAGAACTGAAATAGGCATAATTTAATCTCCTTTCTTATTGATTATGTCTATACTATCGACAACAAGCTTTTCAACGCCGCCGAAAGTACGAACTCCATAGTTAATATTTATCTTGCTATCTATCATAGCCGCAGAGTTTGGGAAAACATCTTGCAGGATAGACGGCGAAACTTTAGCGGTATGGACTTCATAACCTGTTACGCTATCGTCCTTGCTTTCCTTTAGGCAAAACAAAGAAAAATTTTCCCATTTCTTGCCTGTAGCCTTGATAACACCGCTATTTTTCTTGAAACCTTTTACAATATACATCTTGCATACCTCCGAAATTAATTAATAATTTGTTGTAGTTCTCTTGACTACAGTTATATTATATAACATTATTAAAACAGCGTAAATGCTTGTAATATTTCTTGTCAATGTATAATTTGTTAAAATACCGCACTAACAAACTAAACTTTTTGTAATATTTCTATGCACAATAAAACCGCCGATATTTAAACAAAATACGGCGGTTTATATCCTAAAATTTTCTATTTGTGTTTGGGGTGGTAGAGGTCGTCGGTTCAAATCCGGTCACTCCGACCAATATGTAAAAACGGCTTTCCGCTATTGTGGAGAGCCTCTTTTTAGTTGTCAAAATATTCTAACACAAAAAAGCTCCGACGGCAAATCGGAGCTTTTGGTTTTATATTACATCTTTGCAAGCTTTGCAAATTCTGCTTTCAGTGCAGGATAAATCTCTGTGTAAAGCTTGTAGTATTTCTCATACTCAGGTACTCGCTCTGCTTCAGGCTGCTGTACCTTGTCGGTCTTTACTACTGCCTTACAAGCTTCCGGTACTGATGAGTAAATGCCTGCGCCTGTTGCTGCAAGAAGTGCTACGCCAAGGGCAGGACCCTCTTTTGATGAAGCTGTTTTTACAGGGCAGTTGTAAAGGTCTGCGAGCATTGATCTCCACAGCGGTGAGCTTCCGCCGCCTCCGCAAGCCATCATGTCTGATACGTTGATATCCATTTCTCTGAATACCTCAACGCAATCTCTGAGAGAGTATGAAACGCCTTCCATTACTGCTCTCAGCATATCACGCTTTGTGTGCATTGCGGAAAGTCCGAAGAATACTCCTCTTGCGTCAGGGTCAAGATGAGGGGTTCTTTCACCCATGAGGTATGGAAGATAAAGAAGTCTGTTTGCTCCCACTGGGACTTTTTCAGCCTCTTTGTCCATAAGATAATATTCGTCAACGCCCATGCACTTTGCTGTTTCTTTCTCTGCATTGCAGAAGTTGTCCCTGAACCATTTCAGTGAAAGTCCTGCGCCTTGTGTAACACCCATAACGTGCCATGCGTTCGGTACTGCTGCACAGCAGGTGTGAACTCTGCCCTTTGGGTCGATAGAGATAGAAGAAGTGTGTGCAAATACGACGCCTGATGTTCCGATAGTTGTGAACGCCTTACCGTCCTCTGCAACGCCTGTTCCGATAGCCGCAGCGGCATTGTCGCCTGCTCCGCCTACTACTATAGTACCATCTTTAAGTCCAGTAAGCTCAGCCATTTTCTTTGTGACCTTGCCTGTTACATCGCATGACTCATATACCTTGCCCAGCATTGACATATCAATGCCAAGCGTATCGCAGACTTCCTTTGACCAGCAGCGGTTTGGCACGTCAAGAAGCTGCATACCGCTTGCGTCGGAAACCTCTGTTGCATATTCGCCAGTGAGGATAAATCTCAGATAGTCCTTTGGCAGAAGAATGTGTCTGCACTTTTCATATATATCAGGCTCGTTGTTCTTTACCCAAAGGATTTTCGCAGCCGTCCAGCCTGTGAGGGCAGGGTTTGCTGTTATCTTGATGAGCTTTTCTCTGCCTAGCTTTTCATTCATTTCTTCAACTTCTGCGGCAGTTCTCTGATCGCACCATATTATGGACTTTCTAAGAACGTTGTTGTCCTTATCCAGCATAACAAGTCCGTGCATCTGCCCAGAGATACCAACACCTGCAACGTCCTCTTTGTTTACACCGCTTTTGGTCATAACAGCCTTGATAGTGTTTATCATTGCGTTTGCCCAGTCAGCAGGGTCTTGCTCTGCATAGCCGTTTTTAGGCTGATACATAGGATATTCAATAGTTACAGAAGAAATAACAGTACCCTTTTCGTCGAAAAGTACCGTCTTAGTGCCGCTTGTGCCGCAGTCTACGCCGATTACATAAGCCATATTTTTTTTACTCCTTTATAATATGTATAGTATCATTTGTACTCATTAAAACGATTACATTAATTATACAATATTTCTCTCTGAAATGCAATACCCATAAAACGTTTTCGCAAAATTTATCTGCACATAAAAAAGGACGGTGGGGCTACCGTCCTATAAGTTTGTTGAAAGACCTGGCGAACTTGTTGGCGGGACGTCGTGTCTGCGTTATTGACAGGGTACGGTCTTATACCGCCATTTTAAGTCTAGTCTGCTTTTTCAAGCACAAAGAATGTGCTGTTGTTTTCGCTTTTCATTTCCTTTATAGCCCAGCCTGCCGCGATCAGACTGTTGAGCTTTTCAACTCGCTGAAATCTGTCCATATCCGGGGCTTTTCCATCATGGGCTTTGTCCTCATTTCTTGAAACATAAAATATCTTTTGCATATATATCCTCTTTCCCTGAGAGTGACAATTGTTCCCCGATTTTTTTACAACTGTCGCATTTTATTGATTACATTATACTACACAAATATGGAGATTTCAAGGAATACCAAAAATTTTAACCTCTTTTTAACGCTTTAGTATTATTCTGATTTTTCATGCTTTTCAGTGCTTATTATATATAACGGCATAGGTAAGGTGAAAAAATGCACGTTTTCAGGGCTGCTTTATGTGCTGATATGTACAAAAACTTATGACGAGTGAGTATTTTTATATGACAGCCCTTGACTTTTTTTTATAAAAGG